ATTCGGGAATGTCGCCTAAAGGTAAAGGCCCTCTGCTTATAACGGAGTGATTTGGGTTCAAGTCCCAACATTCCTATTTGCTTCCTTAGCAATCTGGTGAATGCAGCAAACTCATAATTTGCCTAAGGAGAGTTCGATCCTCTCAGGAAGCACCTAAGGGACGGTGGCGGAATCGGTAGACGCACCAGACTTAAAATCTGTTGAGATTTTTCTCGTGAGGGTTCAAGTCCCTCTCGTCCTATACAATAAATAACGGAAAGCAAGAACAATATGACGATTGATGCTTACACCGTTGACGCAAGGTATGTTTGGTATAATGATGGTAAGATAATCGTTAAGATGTACTTTTTAAATGATATTCCATTTACCTTTGATGATTTGGAAGATGGAATGCTTTATGACCTGCCGATCATTCAAGAAGCAAATAGAAATTTTGAATTTAATATTGAAGATGTGTACAAAGGATCTAGTTATCTAACGATGGAAGAGTGCCATCCTTGTTTTGATAATATTAAAATTTTAAACCCAGAAGTTCTGCCAGAAGATTTAATATCTTATTTTGACGAGGAAGATTTAAGGGGATAAATAAAACATAGAAATCTAATGGTTGTCATAATCCGATGCCTCTTAATAAGTTAGAGAATTTTATCAAGAATACAGAAGGACGTATTCTTTATGTAAATCCAAATGACCTTGATGCTACGGACGGTATCGAGAATCAAGGTAACTCCTTAACAAAACCCTTTAAAACCATTCAAAGGGCACTTATTGAGTCCGCCAGATTTTCGTATTTGAGAGGAAGCGATAACGATATTACAGAGAAGACAACGATTCTTCTGTTCCCTGGCGAACACTTGATTGATAACAGACCTGGTTATGCGATTAAGAGCGTAAATAATGTCGCTACGACAGTTTCTCCAAGTGGTGCTGAGTCATTTGCTGGTAATGAACTGACGCTGACACTTAACAGCAACTTTGACTTAACACAACCAGAAAACATCCTTTACAAGTTCAATAGTATCAAGGGTGGTATTATTGTTCCTCGTGGTACCTCTATCGTTGGTCTTGACCTGAGAAAGACTAAGATTAGACCAAAATATGTTCCAAACCCAACTGATTCTAACGTAGATTCTAGTGCTATTTTCAGAATCACTGGTGCTTGTTACTTCTGGCAGTTCTCTATCTTTGATGGTAACGATACAGGATTAGTTTACACTGACCCTGTTGATTTCTCGGAACTTAATCAGTCTAAACCAACATTCTCTCACCATAAACTTACTTGTTTTGAGTATGCTGATGGTGTTAACCTTCCTGCTGGTTATGACTTGACTGACCTTGATATGTATTACAGCAAGGTTGGTAATGCATTCAATAGAGCATCTGGAAGAGAAGTTGATCAGAAGTATCCTGCACAGGCAGGTGCTTTTGCTAAACAGAGACCTGAATGGGAAATCGTTGGTGCATTTGCATCTGACCCTGTTACGATCACTTCTATCATCTCTGGTGATGGAGCAACTCCTGGTTCTGTCATTACAGTAACAACAGAGAAAGCACACGGTCTGACAGCAGGCACACCAATTAAGATTCGTGGAATCAACGTTGCAGACTATAACATCTCAACCAAAGTTGTTCAAGTCGTTAGTGATAACGTATTTACATATTCACTCGCATCAGTAAGAGCAAACCTACCTGCTGGTCCTGCTGCTGGTCTTGCTCCTGGTTCTACTGCTAGTGTAACTATTGAGACTGATACTGTCTCTGGTGCATCTCCATACATCTTTAACATCTCTCTGCGTTCTGTCTTCGGTATGCAGGGTATGCACGCCGATGGATCTAAGGCAGATGGTTTCCGTTCGATGGTTGTTGCACAGTTTACTGCTGTGTCTCTTCAGAAGGATGACCGTGCGTTTGTTAAGTATAATCCAACAAATAGAACTTATGATAGTATCTCGGTAACAAGAGTTGCTGGTGAAGCACTTTCCTCTGGTTCTTCATCAACTAACGAAGCATTTGTTTACCACCTTGATTCCGATGCCGTTTACAGAAACGGTTGGAAGACGACTCACATCAAGATGTCGAATGATGCGGTCATTCAGATCGTTTCAGTCTTCGCTATTGGTTTCCATAAGCACTTTGAAGCACAAAGTGGTGGTGACGCATCGATCACCAACTCTAACTCCAACTTCGGTCAGTTCTCACTGGCAGCAGATGGATTTAAGAAAGATGCATTTGATAAGGATAATAAAGGTTTTGTAACCTCTATTGTTACTCCTAGATCTATTTCTGGTGAAGAGACTCCTATTGAATGGGTCCAGTTTGATGTAGATAAAACTAAGGCAGTTAATAAAAACACTCATCTGTATCTCTTAGGATATACCAATGAAGATATTCCACCCCCAGTAATCTCTCAGGGTTATAGAATTGGTGCAAGAGTTGCAGAAAGAATTTATCTTGATGATGATTCTTATTTTGGTGAAGTCTTAATGACCAATGGTCCTATTACCAGTGGTAACCCAACTATACAAGGATTTGAGACTTCTGTAAAGCAGTATAAGGATGTAGTTCTTTTCAATGATCCCAACAAGGGAACCATTTATGTTCTTGGAGCAAACCACACATTAAAGAATGGTGAGTCTATTAGAATATTCAGTGAGACTGGTGATCTTCCCGAAGGTCTTGAAGAAAATACGGTATATTATGCAATCACTAATGAGAAGAAATCCACTCTTGCAGTAAATGAAATTCAGATTGCATCATCGAGAACTAATGCTGAAGCACAGATTCCTATCTTCATCACTAGTTTTGGTGGAGTAGAACTTAGAGTAGAGAGTAGAGTTTCTGATAAAGAAGCAGGCGAATTAGGTTCACCAATTCAGTGGGACCCCAATCAGAATCAGTGGATGATTCACATCAAGGGTTCTGGTAATCCAAGTTCTCTTTGGACATACATTAACACTCTCACTACACCAGAGAGTGAAATTTCATACTTCAAGAGAAAAGAAGATGAAAGAAGTTTGGATGAAAAACTGTACAAACTTCGTTATGTTGTACCCAAGGAACTCATTAATGGTAGAGATCCTGTCTCTGGTTTCATTCTTCAAGATTCTAGTTCTACAAATGTCAGAGCAGTTTCTGACTTTACGCTGAATACATTAACGACTGATGATTATGACTTTGATCGTAATCCTAGATTTATTAGTTCCTGTACCTTTGACTCTGGAAGTTCTACAATTACAATCAGAGCAGAGAAGAATCACGACTTGAAAGTTGGTGATAAGATCATTGTTGAGAATGTAAGAAGTACCACCAATCCTTTTGCAGATGAAAAGGTTGGATATAATGGAACATTCCTTGTCGAATCTATTACCGATGACAAGACATTCGCATTAGATTCTACTGATGTATTTGGTACTACTCACGCACCAGGAAACATCACAAATAATCTCAATGTAAGAGATATTGAACTTCCTAGATTTACTAGAAGTGATGTCAATGTAAACTACTACATCTATCGTGTAGAAACGATTACTAATTATGTTAAAGATGTACAGGATGGTGTCTATTATCTCTATGTTTTAAACTCTGATAACGCAATTCCTGTTGAATTTACTGGTGACAAGTACACTCAGAAAGTTGTTGATCTTTATCCACAGTTAGATAGAGATAACTTTGATGATAACCCACCAGCAGCAAGAACCTTTGCTAAGAGATTCCCACTTGGTGATGTTGTAACTAACGACTTGAAGAGAAGTATCACCAGAGAAACTGTTGATAAGTTTGTTGAGACATTCTCTATTGGTAAAAAGATTGTTGGTGTTTCAAATGCATCAACTTCCGCAAACTTGACATTAGAAGAAGAGCATCAACTGAATGGTCTTAATACATATAGTACCTTAAACGGTGGTTCTGGTCACTCTGATGGTACTTATTTTGGTGTCAGACTGTTTAATGATGCGTCTGCTCCTGCTTCTGCCGTTTGGGATGGTGCAACTGCCAATGTTACTGTTAGTGGTGGTGCTGTTACCGCTGCTGATATTGTAGAGGGTGGTTCTGGATACACTAACGGTGAGCAACTTTACTTTGATAGTAGTATCATTGGTGGAACACCTCAGGCAAATATTCAGATTACAAGTGCTGGTATTTCTACCGCAGAGGGTAATTACGTTCAGGTAACTGGTATTGGTACAACTGCTGGTGGATATTTCAGACTTACTGATACATCCAACAAGAAAGTAGTTTCGATTGCTAGAACTACTGGTGATCCAGTTGTTGTCGAGAATCAATACCTCATCAATCTTGGACCTGCTGTAACAATAAGTCAAACAGCACACGATACTATCAGTGGTATTTCAACATTTACTGCCCAAAGTGGACCACACGGATTACTGGCAGGTAACTCCTTTGATATTCTTGATAGTAGTAATAATAATCTAGGTCACTTCGTTGTTAATAGTGCTACAAGTCCAACAATGTTCACCGCAAAGACTGGTTCAAGTCTTGGTGGAGCACGTTTCGTATTAAAGCACGGTCTTTCCGCTAACAATGCATCTGCTGGCGAAACTGGTGAGAATCTTGGTGTAAGAGGTCTTGCACCATTTGCAAATGATACTTTACTTCTGAACGAAGTTCTTACTACTCAGGATCAATTTAAGGTCACACTTCCTGGCGGTGCAACTGCTGGAATCACTGATAGATTCCCACTTGGATCTTACATCCAAATTGGTAATGAGATTATGAGAGTCAGGAATTCTGCTCTGACTGGAACAAACTCTGACGAGATTCAAGTCATTCGTGGTTCTATGGGAACCATTACAGAATCTCACGCTAATGGTTCTCTGATCAAGAAGATTGAACTGAAACCAATCGAACTTCGTAGACCTTCGATTCTCCGTGCATCTGGTCATACGTTTGAATACCTTGGATATGGTCCTGGTAACTACTCTACTGGTCTTCCACAGGTTCAGGTTAAAACCCTTACCGAAGAAGAAGAGTTCCTCTCACAGGCGCAGGAAACTGCTTGTGGTACTGTTCTCTACACTGGTATGGATAGTGACGGTGACTTCTATATTGGAAACACCAAGTATTCATCACAGTCTGGTGAGCAGACTACATTTGATGTTCCAACACCAACAATCACTGGCGAGAATCCAAACAGATTGAGTGTTGTCTTTGACGAGATTATTGTTAAGGAAAGAATCTTGGTTGAGGGTGGTAACTCTGGTCAGATTCTGTCACAGTTTGATGGTCCTGTTACCTTCAACGCTGATGTTAGAATGAACCAACAACTGGTTCTGAACAATAATCTGAGAGTTACTGGTAACGTTGATTTCAGAAATCTTACAGATGCACAGGATTGTGGAGATGCTAATGCTTCCCTGAGAGTTCTTGGTGGTGTTGCAATCGGAAAGAGACTCTTTACTTGTGACACTATTAGAAGTGGTGGCGGTCTGATTGTTGCTGGTATTTCTACTTTCAATACTGGTATTGTTCCTGATACTGATGCAGGTGCTTATATTGGATCAGCATCTAGACCTTGGTCTGAAGCACATATTGGAGAAACTAGAATTGATGTTGCAGGAGATGCAAACATTGATACCGCTACAGGAAACTTACATTTAAGTGCTGCTGGTGGAACAATTGACATCAATGACCAATTAACAGTTTCTGGAATTAGCACATTTGAAAGCACTCAACAGAATACACTTGGTAATGTAAACACTGGTGCTGTTCAAGTTGACGGTGGTGTAGGTATTGCCAAGAACTTGACAGTTGGTGGTGACTTTGATGTTGATGGCAACACGACACTTGATGCGACAACCATTGATGGTACTTTAACCTTAAATGGAGCTCTAAATGCTGGTTCAAATACTATCACTGCTGCAACATTCTCTGGTCAGGCAACAAATTCTAATAAAGTCAAGACTGTAAGAAGAAGCACTAATGCTAATCACTTCCTTACTTTTGTAGATTCTAACAACAGTACTGCCGCTAATGAGTCAGTCTATACTGACGCTGGTATTAAATACAATCCAAATACCAATAACCTCTTTGTTTCAAATGACATTTATGCATTCGTTTCTGACGATAGATTAAAGACAAACAAAGTTGGTATTACAAATGCACTCGATAAAGTTAATTCATTGACTGGATTTACATATACTCTCAATGATACTGCTGCTGGGTATGGATATGATACTTCTGTCAGACACGCTGGTGTTTCTGCACAAGAAGTTGAGAAAGTTCTTCCAGAAGTAATCGGAGAATCTGCTATTGGTGATGGTTACATAACCGTCAAGTATGAGAAACTTGTTCCACTCTTAATCGAAGCAATCAAAGAACTTTCTGCTAAGGTCTCAGATCTTGAAGATCGTCTCAATGGATAAATAACTAAAAAACAACGATGGCGAATATTAGAAAGCAGTTCAACTTTCGCAATGGCGTTCAAGTTGACGATGACAAACTTATTGTAAGTCCTACTGGTCTGGTTGGAATCGGTACTTCGGTTCCAACCGAAGCTTTGGATGTTCGTGGAAACGCAAAAATCGTTGGATTCGCCACTTTTAGTTCTGCATCTACGTCAAGTTTAACTGCTGTTGATTCTACTTTAACAACTGTTAATTTAGTAGATTCTATCATTGGTTCTGGTATTAGTATTCGTTCTGGTGTCATCACCGACACTGGTTCTGGTATTGTAACTTATTATGGTGACGCAAGATACCTTCAAGGTATGCCTGGTTCGCAGTGGATTGATATTGATGTTGGTTTAGGATATACAAGCATTTATGCTCAAGGTAATGTTGGTGTGGGCACAGTCGATCCACGCTTTACCTTCCAAGTTGGTGGTAATAATATTGCAACACCAGCAGGTTTCTTCAGAGGTGTTGGCATCGGTTCAGAAGGTGATGTCTTCATCACAGGTATTACAACATCTGGAACATTTGTTGGTGTTGGATCGGATATAACTGGTCTTACGGGAGATAACATTGCATATGGAACTATCAGTCTTGATAGATTCCCATTGATTCCTGATAGTAAGTTAGAAGACGGTCAATCACTTGGTATCGTAACAACAACTGTACTTGACGCAACTGGTGCAGAAGTTGGTGTTGCAACTATCACTGACTTAACAGTTGAAGGGACACTTGTTGGTACTGCATCAACAGCACAAGGATTGACTGGTGTACCTGATATTATTGTTGGTGTTCTTACTGCAACCAATGTAGCAGCATCTAATTTTGTTGGTGGTATTACTGGTGATGTTGCTGGTACCGCATCAACGGCAAGAAGTCTGACACAAGATGCTGTTGTAGATATTGATAATCTTCAAGTAGGACTTGCTACTGTAACTGGTACATTGATCTCAAATGGATCGGTTGGTATTGGAACGGATGCTCCATCTGTTGATCTAGAAATAAGAAATGCTGGAAATCTAGAAGTTAGACTTCTTGGTGATGGATCTTCAACTATTGGTCTTGGTAAGTCTGATAATATTCTTGGTGCTAATGCTGCTATAACATTTGGAAATGATTCAGGATTATATGATTACAGTAAGGATAATGCCCTAGACATTCTTAATAATGCTGGTGGCAACTTTAATTATTACTTACAGGCAGGAAACTTTGTTGGTGTAAACACTGGTAGTTTCCACTGGCATAAGGGGATCAATAATAGATTGATGTCTCTTACCTATGAAGGAAAGTTGGGAATTGGTGTTACTGAACCAATCCACGAAATGCACGTTGTAGGTACATCAACTGTCACCAATGATCTCTTTGTTGGTAATGGTTTAGATGTATTTGGTGATTCTGTATTCCAGCAAGATTTGACAGTTAATGGTGCATTCACTGCTGGTACTGTCAATCTTGATGAAATTGTTGGAAATCTGACAGGAGATGTCAATTCAACAGGAATCAATACAGTTGCTACTCTTGCTGCTAATAATTTTGTTGGTGTTGGTACTGATCGTTCTCCTAACTATCAAATCGTCCCTGAAAGATTTGGAGTCAACACACCAGGTCCTGCTCACGTATTTGTTGACGCAACTGGCAATATTGGAATTAAGACAACAAATATCTATAACCAAGGTATTACTGCACCAACGACTGACGTTACAATCGCTAGCGTCGGTATAGGAACAACTACACCAAGGTGTGCAGTTGACTTCTCTAGTGCAAATAATAATGCTATGCTTGGTCCGAATAGAGATACTGTTGCATACATTCTTCCTCCTAGATTGACAACATCAGAAAGAAATAATTTGACCAATACATTTAATACTGGTCTTGAAGAAGGTGCAATGATTTATAATATGTCAACCCATAAACTACAAGTCTTCGACGGAACTACCTGGCAGGATTGCTTCTAAGAACTATGGCAGTTAAATCTTCTGGAACCCTCAGTTTCACTAATATTAAAAATGAGTTTGGTTTACCACCAAATAAAAACTTTGGTGCATATAGAGTTAGTCAATCGGTAGGTGATCTATCAGGTCTTGCACTTGACAATGATGATAATTTCAATGCTCTGATTCCAAAATCGGGGCAAATTAAATTTAGTGATTTTTATGGTAAAAGACTAAACGTTGTTGTTAATTTTTATACTGGTGGTGATGAAATCAGACCAGCGACTGGAAAATCAAAATATGATGGGAAAAAAGTAACAGTTATTGGTGGATTTAAAAGTAGACCAAATAGCACAGCAGGACTCAGAATTTATTTGCACGTTAATAAAGATCTTGGTTCAAGTAAAGCGTCAAAGACACGTTGTGCATTGAGAACTGGTTCTTTTAGTAGCAGTGCGATTGTATATGTTGATGTTGGTGATAATGGCGGAATTTATGGTGCAGGTGGAAATGGTGGTAATGGATATACTTGTGATGGAGGAAGTAGTGGCGGTGATGGAACTTCTGCACTTGGTGTTCAAACATCAGGAGTTAAGATTCGTGTGAAGAGTGGTGGTCGCATCCAAGCAGGATACGGCGGCGGTGGTGGTGCTGGTGGTGGTCATAATGACCCAGATAAGAATACCCAAGACCACGCCTCTGGTGGTGGTGGCGGCGGTGGCGGCGCTGGTTTCCCTAAGGGAGATGGTGGTAAAGGTGGAGACAATTCCTTTGGTAAAGGAGATGATGGTGGAAATGGATCTAGTGGATCTAGAACTGGCGGCGGTGGCGGCGGCAGTGGCGGTGATGGTGGCGGTTCCGAGGGTGGAACTGGTGGTGATGGTGGCGCTCCTGGCGATAATGCTGGTAAAGGTGGCAAAGGTAGTGGAAATGTTTGTAAGGGTGGTGGTAAAAGTGGTGGTTCCAATGGTGCTGCTATCAGAAAAGCGGGTTCTGGAAGTTTCTCTATAATATCTGGTGGTAGTCGCATTTATGGTTCTACAAGTGGAAGTGGAGTTTCATAACTAAATAATTTTTTATTAGTTTTATTATGAAAGATTGTATTGATGTCTATGAAGAGGCATTTAGTGCCGAAGATTGTGAATGGTTCATTGAACAATTTCATGAACTAGAAAAGCAATCTATAATGGTGAATAGTTCGTTAGATAATCATAGAGTAGATCACGTAGAAGCAAATTTACATCACTTTTACGATCTCCCTGCCTGGTCTTCCATAGGCACTAAATTTTTTAATGGACTAGATCCATTGTTAAAAGATTATGCTGAAACATACTCAATTTTGGGTAATGTTCCGTTATTGTATTATGATGTTAAGGTGAAAAAAATACCACCTGGTGGTGGTTATCACGCATGGCACTTCGAGAATTCAGCACTTGTGTCAGCGTCTAGAATGACTGTGGTTCAACTATATCTCAACACCATTGATGAAGGTGGAGAGACAGAATTTTTGTATATGAATAAAAGAATCCCTGCTGTTGAGGGTCGTGTTGTTATTTTCCCATCAGCATATCCATATACACACCGAGGAAATCCTCCCATCGGTCAGACCAAATATATTCTTACAACTTGGGGGATAATGCAATCAGAATGAGTGAACTAAATTGTGAAATCTTTAACATTTTTCCAACAACAATTTATGTTGGAGAAGTCGAAAATTGTGATAAACATAAGGAAAGTTTCTATAAAGTTTATCCAAAATATGACTACGAAGAGGATGATAAAAATAATACAGTAAGTGAAAATGTTGGCAATCCACTACTTCACTTAGATGAAGAACTAGATGAGTTGTTCTCCGATATTATTTCTCACGTAAAAGCATATACTTGTGATGTTCTTGGATACAAAGATATATTCAATTACATTATAACCAAGAGTTGGTTATCTAGACATAGAAGTCAGAAATCAATTCCTTGGCACATACACGCAACAAGTCATATAGCGTTTGTATATTATGTCAATGCGCCTACAAATTGTCATAAATTAAAATTTAATAATCCACACAGCAAGAATAGTCTTTGGTTTGGAAATAAAGAGGGAAAGCACGATCATCTAAAAATGGTCGAGAATTACAATGAGATAAATGCAGAGACATTCTTTATTCATCCACCAGAGGGAAGTGTTGCTTTGTTTCCTAGCACGTTGCAACACTCCACAGAATTTGTAAATGATTTTGATGGTGAAAGAATAGGAATAGTTGGTGATGTAACTTTGACTTTGAAAGAAGAATATCTTCAATTCTCAACTGGTTATATTGACCCTAAATATTGGAAGATCTATAACTGAAATGAAAGTCGTATTCAAGATTTTAGAATATCTACCTGAAGATGATCAGATTGTAGTGAACTTCTGCCGACAAAATGCACCCAAACCAGTAGACGAGCATAAACCTCTTGTCATTGACTGTAAGCATATTGATATGACAGACAAAGTAAATCTTATAGAGTCTCTGACGCAGTTACTGACTCCACATATTTACAGAAGAGAATCTGAGGAACCCACTCTTCCAGAAAATGTTGGAGGGGAAATGTTTTTTCCTGAAACTATCGAAGATTACATTGGTAGAGTAGTCTGCATTGATCTTAACGATCTTGTCAGAATAAAATCAAAACGTATGAGGAGAGTTGACATAGAATGACTACATTCAATAGAACATATAGATCACCTAAATTCTTTCTCTGTATTCATCACACAGAGGAAGCAGAAGTTGGTTTTGAACCAGCAGAAGAAAGATTCTCACACTTCTCATTCATTTGTAGAGGTGGTGGGAGGTTTCACGCTCTGGAAAATGGTCGGTTTATTAGTCACGATAGTATGGAAACAAAGAAACTGTTTCCTGTTGGAAGATACATCAACTGCAATGTAGTTGGTGAGTCTGATGAAAACACAAGAGCAATTTCTTTTAACTCTTGGAAGAAGACTGATAAGTGGGAAGGAAAACTCCTTGAAAGTGGTTTAGTCAGTTCTGATAAACCATACTCATGTGTTGTATGCCTTGAAGGATCTTGTACTGTCAATGGTAAAGAAATACAGGAATTAGATTATGCAGATCTAGTACAAGGAAAGGAGTATCCGATAGAAATACATGAAAACTCATACGTTGGACTATTTGAATTATGTCAATAGCAGATAAACTTGTAGAGAACAAAGACAAAATACAATCATTTCTCGATAATCTCAACTGCGACTCAGAAAAGTGGTTTGTATTCAATACTTCTGACGGTAGAAATCCTACACTAAGAAAGTTTTCGCATCGAATGAGTTACCGTATTATGGAAAATAATACGGAAATGTTCAAGTGTAGATTCATGTATCTCAAAGTGAAAAAAGATATGGAAGTATCTTATGAGCAATATGTTGGGGTACCTGCAATTACGGTTCCAGATATGGACATACCTTTCAACAAATACGATGAAAGAGAAGAGTCTTATCTACGCACTGATATTTTTGGTGAACTTAGTGAATTATTCTCTGATGAAAGAATCTATACAGTTCACTACATAGAAGCACTTGGACCTGTTGACCCACATCAGGATCCTTGGAGATATGATAAACAATATAGAAACATCATATTCTATGACAATATCCCCGATGATGTTCAGTTAAAGATAAAGGGAGAAGAAATACAGGTTCAGTCTCCTCAACTAACTAACTTTGGTAACGAGGTTCATACTTACCAATTCCAGACCAGACCATTCCCACTTAAAATTTTACACATAGATTACGAAGACGATGGCATTTCTTAACACAGCAGATATTGGGGTTTGCAGTTTACTGGAAAGTAATTATGCAACAATAAGAGATGAGTATTCGACATTCAAAACAGAATATCTTTACAATGAAAGTAGAGAGGATTTTGATGTTGATGATAGCGCCATCTGGGAATTGTGGCAAGAGGGGCACAGATCTTCTTTAGATAGTGCAAAAAAGAATGAGGTTTATAGCGATCTTAATTGGGATGAGCACACAATCGTTCCAGTCAAAAAATCTCCCAACTGGTATGGATTGTCTATTGATGATATGGGAATTTGGGAAGGTATTACGTTGGCAACGAGAGTTACAACACCATTTACATTAACATCAACACCAGTCTGTGATAGATGGTTTCCACAAACTCTAAGTATTCTTAAAGGTCACACTGGTAGTGTGATAACCTCAGCAACTATTGCTGTTTTTCCAGCAAATAAAATTATTCCAAGGCATAATGGATACGAAACTATTACTAGAATTCACTTACCATTATACGTTCCAACGGGTGATATTGGATTCTGTGTTGGGGAAGAGACAAGATCTTGGAGGACAGGAACGTGTCTAGCATTTAATGACATTATTGAACATAATGCCTGGAATAATACAAACAAGGATAGAATAGCACTTATCGTAGATATAATGAAAAGATGAACGTACACGAATTATATGATGATACTTCTCCAGAAGTTTGGAAGAAAGTAATTGGTGAAGATCTTCACTATCACGTTGGTTGGGGTGAAGGTGATATTTTACACAATGCAGTTGAGTATCTTTATCAGTTTATTGATAAAGAGTCTACGGTATTAGATTGTGGATGTGGATGGGGTGGTCCTGCTAAGGCAATCAAACGAGATTTGCATTGTGACATTACTGCCATAACAAATTCACCAGTACAATATGATTACATAAAAGAGAATGTGCCCATAGATGTTACTCTGTGTGACTTACAGGATTATAGTCCAACTAGAAAATATGACTGTGGCATTTTTATCGAATCATTCTGCCATCTGAAAAATCCAGAAGACGTTATAAAAAATATAAAAGATTCGTGCGATAAAATTATCGTTCGTGATTATGTCTTGAAAGAACTGAATTATCCAAGAAAGTATCTTGATAATTGGTTGATGACAATTTATTATAAAGAAGAGTTTGCGTCTATATTTGAAAAACACGGATATAAAATGACATATGATGAAGATCATTATCAATATGCATTAGAACCAACTGTGAATTATTGGTTAGAAAATATCAGTAAAATAGAAAAAGAAGAGAAAACACCACATATATTACTGTTAGAAAAAAGTGCTAGATACTTGAAGAAGCACTTACAAGACGTACTTAATTCTATTGAATTATCAACAATGGTATTTGAAAAATGATGTTAAATTACTTGAAAATAGCGCAGCACAAAGAAACTATTCTTGATGAGGTTGCGGAAGGAAAATTTAAGATTGATATGTCTGATCATATCATTCATCTAAAATCATTCATTGATAAAGATACTTGTAAGAAGATTGTAGATGAACTTAAAGAACTAAAAGGAGCAGATAAGTCATCACAATATACTGATGGACTTGGCAATGATGAAGCAGATTCATTTTTTGATCCACAATCAGAGTCTCTTGAATTAGTTAAGGAGCGTATATTTGATCAAGGTATCAGACAGTATGCTGATCAAGTAAGATCTTTTAATTGGGCATATCATTATCATAAAAGATTTAGATACTCTGAGATGATTGTCAGAAGGTATCATCCAAATTCAGAGTTAAGTTATCATCACGATGATATTATTCTAGAAGTATTTCCAAAGTGGTTCCCTAGAAGGCAGAACATATTAACGGCAAATATTTACTTTAATGACACAAATGAGTATGAAGGAGGAGATTTATATTTTCCAAGTATAGATAAGTCGTTCAAACCCTCTGTTGGAGATGTAATTCTTTTCCCATCAAATTGGATGTTTTATCATAGGGTTACGAAGATAACATCTGGCAATAGATATGCAGGAACTTTATGGTTCTTCTATGGTTCCGATAAGATTATGAAAAAACAATCTGACCACGATAAGTATTTCAAAAAATGATTAGATATAAGATGTTTGAGAAGGAGATTACCTCAGGTAATCACGTCTCTTACCATTTCTGTGTTGATAAATTTGCAGACAACTTTCATCCTAAGTCAAGACAACACGATATTGAAAAACAACTGAGATATGTTGATATTGATTTGTCTCCATATGAACTAGGAATTACTTCATCAAATACAACGTCAGATGGTGATTATATTCACGTCTCATATTTGAGAAGATTGAACAATGGTTTTATGAAACAAGAAGTATTAGATTACTTCAATATCAACGTAGATTTTCCAGTATTATACCTCACCAGAAAAGTTCCATTTGAATCTGGATACAAATGTGGATTCTATCTTGGAGCGTTCAAGAAATTTAATTCTGTATTTTTTGATGAAACTGTTTCTGTAATACAGAAATTCAAAGATAAATTTAAGGATGTCTTTCTTGCTGGCGATTTTACAAAAGATGGAGAGTTCATTGATGATTCTATTAATATAGAAATTTTTCCATTCCAATCAAATTTTAATTATCTTGATATTAAAGAGATATTGATCAATGAATTTGGTGTGGTAGAAGAAAAGATAAGTTTGTATGACAATATGATGAAGTCATTCAACCCAAGTCTTTTTCACTTTCATATCAAAATTAAACTCTACAAGGACAGAGATCCTGTTGTTAAATTCTATCGTACTTACCCAAATAATCCATTTCAACTTAGGTACTTGCCATGATCTCCGCACAAGATCTTCATACATTATATGAATGGGCAAAGAAAACTAAATTTCCAACTAACAAGAAAGCACCAGTAACAGAAGGTTACTGTGATGTTTTTGTGCCACATTACTGGTTAAAGAGTACCGCTAAGTCAATTCTTCTTAGGAAGAAACTGATGACAGAAGAAGTAAAAAATATCTATCAGAACAGCGACATATTGTACTCTGGATACTCTCTATTTGAACCAGGAACAGTGATAAACCCCCATAAAGATCCAAACATATACAGAGAACCTTACAAGCGTATTCAGGTGCCTCTGAGCATCCCTGAGAGGGAGAAATGTTATATGACCTGGGGTGGTAACAGGATACATTGGGAGGAAGGTGTTTGTCAAGTCTACAATGTTATGCATAATGTTCACGATGGTGCGAACTTATCAGACAGACCAATGGAGTTTCTGTTCGTGGATGTAAAACTTGACACAATCGTGGAATGTCAGTAGAATATGCTTTGTGAGCGTTCAAGGGTGTACTTTAGATCATGTATGGAGTCGATCATTTACAAGTATTCCCAATCAGTATATTCAGAACACAGATTTACAACAATAACAAAATAAAAAAATATCTTCAACAAGATATTCTAGATAGCGTCGATGATCTATCGATACCTAAGGATTGGTCAACAGATCGAATACTTACTTCTTTTGGTACTGATAGTGAGATTATCGATAGAAATAAAACACTACTAGAAACAGAGTATAGAAATTGTATTCTTGATATTTTCGATAGAGAAGTTGACTTTAACTTCTTGGATATGTGGTATAATGTATATCAAGACGGTGAATATCAAGAAGAACATGATCATCTAGGTAATCCTTTTTATCATTCTCATTTTTCTTTTATACACTTTTTATCATTTGATAATACTATTCACCGTCCACCAGAGTTCAAAGATCCACTAGCACAGATTCGTAATCTATGTTTTGAATTAGAATCTACTGGATGTAAAGAACTTTATATTCCAAAGATTTCTGAGGGTGATGTGCTAATGTTTCCTTCGTATCTTTTGCACTGTGTTCGTCCTAGTAAACCTTCAAACTATCCTAGGATTACAATATCATTTAATATATCAGTAACTAGATATGGAGAAGACATTAGAGATAATTGATGATTTCTTACCTGATCACGACTATCTAAACGTCGTTGATTATTGTCTTCGTGCTGATTATTACTGGGGTGAAAGAGATGATACGAGTTTCACTCCAACAGGGATGGTCCACGATATTTACGATTGTGAAGATACACCAGTAAAAGAGAGCAATCGGTGGATTTATGACCTATTCTGGGACAATACAAAACATTTGTGTCCGAACTTAAAACTGTATCGGATGTATGTCAACTCATTTGCACCAGGAGAAAATCCATATTTTCACACTGATAGCACAAATGGTGAAGACATTACGTTTTTGTATTATGTTCCTACTGCAAATTGGGACATTGATGATGGTGGAGAAACACAATTCTTTCACAATGATGAAATGATTGGTGTGATGCCTTTTCCGAATAGAATGGTATATTTTGATGCTACTATTCTACACAAGGCAACATCGTTTCGTGATAGGTGGAGATGGACAGTAGCAGTCAAGTACAGTAAGACAGACGGTTGGTGATCCGTCCACTGGGTTTCCTGGTGGGCGGTTTCGTGCTATAATATATCCATACCAAACAGGACAGACGTGATCACCCTTCGCCCCCACCAGCAAGATGCTCTGGCAGCGATGATGAAGCACAGCAAAGGACAGGTTATCATCCCCACGGGTGGTGGCAAGACCATTTGTATGATCAAAGATGCAAAGCGTCAGTTTGATGCTGATGGTCCTACCACTATTGTTGTGGTTGCTCCTCGTATTCTGCTTGCAGAACAACTCTGCAAAGAGTTTCTGGAATTGATTGATGATGTTGCTGTCTATCACGTTCACAGTGGTGAGACTGAACATTTCAGCAGCACTAAACCTGCGCTGATTGCCAACTGGCATCGTCAAGCATATCGCAATCAACTTATCTTTACCACATATCACTCTCTGCACAAAGTTCAAGAGGCAGGTATTAACGTAGACACCATTTATTTTGATGAAGCGCACAATTCTGTCCAGCGTAATTTCTTCCCTGCCACTGAACATTTTTCTGCTGACGCTGATCGCTGCTATTTTTTCACTGCTACTCCTAAACACTCTGTTACCATCTTCAAACCTGGGATGAATGATGGTGCTGTTTATGGTCAAGTGATCTGCAACGTTCCTGCTCCTAAGTTGGTTGAAGAAGGTTACATTCTTCCTCCTAAGGTTGTTGTGAAGCAACTCCCTCAGGGTGAATATCAGCAGTCTGATGAGCAGAACTTGATTGAGACTATTGATGACAATTCTCTCAACAAAATCCTGATTGCTGCACGTTCTACCAAACAGATTGTGCGTCTTGTTTCTCAGACTGATTTCTGTATTCAGTTGCGTGAGCGTGGTTACAACTGGATGTATATCACTTCCAAGACTGGTGCTATCATCAACGGTATCAAAGTTTCCCGTGAAGAGTTCTTCAAGACTCTGAATCAGTGGGGACAAGATGACACCCGTTTCGTGATTATGCACCACTCCATCCTCTCTGAGGGTATCAATGTCAAGGGTCTTGAAGCAGTCCTGTTTATGCGTAATATGGACTATATTGGTATCAGTCAGTCAATCGGTCGTGTGATCCGTTTGGGTGGCGCTGAGAAGACTTTTGGACTGGTATGTGTACCTGTCTTCGATAAAGTTGGTATCGGTACTGCTAAGAGCGTTCAGGCGGTTGTTGATACTGTCTTCCAACAAGGTGAACCTGCTATTTCTGTTGTCCGTCGATGAATAAACTTTACTGGGGCGATTGTCTTGATGTAATGTCCAAACTGCCTGATGGTTGTGTGGATATGGTGTTTTGTGATCTTCCTTATGGAACGACACAAAATGATTGGGATTGTTTGATCCCTTTTGAAGATCTATGGAAACAATACAATCGTGTTGTGAAAGAAAATGGTGCTGTTGTTCTTACTGCACAACCACCGTTTGATAAGATCCTTGCCTGTTCTAACTTGAAATACTTCAAGTATGAATGGATTTGGGAAAAGAATAAAGCAACTGGTCATCTTAATGCAAAGAAGATGCCAATGAAGGCACACGAAAATGTGTTGGTGTTCTATCGTAAGTTGCCAACATACAATCCCCAGATGACACAAGGGCACAAACCGATGAACGCTGTGCTGCCACGGGACAATATGCCTGCGCCAGATAAAAAACGCAATTATAACCACGTTGATAAGCGACTGGGCAATCCTGGTGGTGGAACTACACGTTATCCCCGTGATGTTTTGAAGTTTCCTGTCATCAACAATGATGATCCTTTGAAGTTTCATCCAACACAGAAACCTGTGCAAATGATTGAATACTTCATCAAAACATATAGCAATGAGGGTGATGTTGTGATGGATAATTGTATGGGTTCAGGTTCTACTATCATTGCCTGTATGAATACTAATCGTCAATACATTGGTATTGAGAGTAGTGGAGAATACTATGAAAAAGCAACCGAATGGATCAACAGTTACAACAAAGTCGAACCATTCGTGACAGATGAAGAAGTGTCACATACGACACCGAATCCTCTGATGGATGCGTTATACTAAGATCATTCAGGAAACAACCCATGAAGTGCAAAGTTCAACTTTTCGTTGCTGGTAAAGTTTTTGATGAAATTGTTCACGCTCGTGACTATCAAGAAGCAAAACAGGTTGCACTTGCTCGCAACCCTAATGCACAAGTGATTGGTGTTACTGCTGTTTTCTGATGGGATTCCTTAAACCACACGTTGATCGCCCTGGGATTCTTGATCCAAAACCAGGAAATCCGCAAGGTTTCGTTACAAACGACGGTATGTGGGCGGCAGTTCCTTTCTCTGGTAAAAAGAAAGGGTTCGTTATTATACATAATGGGTGTCAAGTAAAGGTACTCAGCACTTATAAACAATCCGTTGATTTTATCAACAACCAAAAGAAAACCATCAAAAAGAAGTCAAAAAAATGACCGATAAACACGAAAAGCGACGCGATGCTCTGGGATTATTCTATGAGAGTGTTCTCAAACCAGACCATCAACTTCGGCAATGCGCTCACAATCAAAAGTGTTTTAATGAGTTGATGGAATGGAGAGATGAAATCATTCGTTATCTTGATAGTCGCAGAAATCAGGAGTTTAACTAATGGATTCTCCCCACATAATCCTTTCGGGGATGTTCGCGGTAGTAGCATATGTCATCGTAACTGATGAGCGTGCTGCTGCCGCTTTTTTGTATGTTTCTAAGTTAGTATCTCACAACATTAGACGCCACTGGTGGTGGTTGACTAACAATCCAAAGAATCCTGTGGTAAAATATCTTATCTACCGTCGATCTCTTCGTATTGCAGAGGAATTGATGGCAGAAATAAATAATGAGAAAGAAACATAATTTCTATGTTATCTACACAATATCGTCTTCGACTTGAATCTATCTGCACTTGTATTGCTAACAAGGAAGAAGTTCCTCTTGAAGATATGATCTGGGCAGAAAAACTTGCCAAAGCACATACTCTTGCAAGAGATTGGTTGCAGAAAGCAAGACGCCAAGCATCACAAGACATTCAAGAGGGTAGTATTGATGATTTTATGAATAGGATGGGATTAGGTGACCCCGACCCATCCAATCATAAAACGGGGTTTGATGGTGCTGATGAAATTGTTGATTGGTTTCAACGTGATAAACCTGATGATTGGAGACAACGTGACTGAAAAAATTACTCCTGAAACATATGAAAAGATGAACGAAGAGTTCATCGAAGATGGTCTTGCTTTTAGCATCATAGTTCCTACTCAAGAACAAATTGACGACTGGATTGAAAGGAGTAAAAATGTTGACTAATTGCACTATCACTGATAAAGACGGAAAAGTTACCGATTATGTCTGGGACGACCAGAAGAAAGCAATGGTAGAAGGTAAACCAGAAAGGGAAATTCCCTGGTGGCAACTGCATCAAATAGCGGAAGGATTGGGCGGTGAACTTAAAAGGTTTGTCGAACAAGATAGTCGTGGCAATGTTAAGTACAAAATTGTGATTGAATACAAGGAGGACAAAGAATAATGGAAGCAGTAATCTATTCCAATGGCAATCAGGAATGTGAACGTGCCAAAGTTCTGTTAGAAAAACTCAACTTCCAGATTCATGTGTATAAACTAAATCAACACTTTTCTGAAAGAGGTTTTGTTGCTGAATTTGGTGAAGAGGCAGAATATCCACAGGTTAATGTTGGTTTTAGACACATTGGTGGGTTGAAAGAAACTCTCAACTTTATGAAAGAGCACGGAATGTTCGAATGACATACGAAGAATTTGTGGCAAAGGGTACTAAATTCTATATGAAGATGGTAACCCTGATTGCCATAAAACATGAGTATCGTATGAAGTTCACAGATGATGAAAAAGAAATAAATGGTTATATTTTAGAGTTTCAGGAAAAAGTTAAACTAAATGAATTAAGGGATAAGTTTCAAAAATGCTGGGAGATTAAAGAATGAAATCCATAATCTTAATCGGTTGCTTCACACCATTAGCATTGATTTGGATTATTATGAAAATAAGTGTGTGGATTGCCGCTGTCAACGAAGAGCAGAATTATGTCAATGCAGAATCCAAAAAACCACACGGACCATATGTGGCAAACGCATATGAAGATGTTGATGCAGAGGAAGAGGAGTATGGAGATCGCACAGACTATCGATAATGCACTCTATGAGTGGTATTCTGAACGTGATTTAGATGTTCCTGAGTGGAAACAAAAACGTGATCCTGACTGGTGGACAGAATACCTAATTAGATTAGGAATTGATCCACAAAATCCATGAAAGTTGAAAGACCTTGGGGATGGTATGAAGTTATTGATGAAGGTGACAGATATAAAACCAAGAATATAGAAGTTAATCCTGGGGAAAGGTTATCGTTACAGTATCATTATCATCGCTCAGAACATTGGGTGGTGGTAACTGGTACTGCTTTTGTTCGTGTTGGTGATACTGAGAAACTATTATACCAAAATGAAAGCATCTACGTTCCTCCAACAGTAAAGCATAGATTATCCAATCCTGGACGTGTGCCACTTCGTATAGTGGAAGTTCAGTGTGGGACATACCTAGAAGAAGATGATATAATTAGACTTGACGACGAGTACAATAGGTGCTAGGATTCCCCTATCACAAATCTAATCATGGACTACAAACCCTATTCACCAGAATGGCACCGAAAGAGGTACCTAAAAGAGGCGTTGGATAAGTATTTTGATGATTATGTGGACGTGGAAACTATCCGCGAAGACATTTACGATATTCTTCACGCTCGTGCAAGTGATGCTTTTGAAGAATACAATCGTGTAAATAAGTTAGCAGAATCTCTTTCATGAGTGCTTTCCTAAGTTTTCTCTTTGCAGCAACTTTTTGGGTTCAAGTTCCACAATGGTCAGATGATTGGAGTAATTGTGCTGTTGATGTCCCTGACACATCTTGCCATTGGTATATTGTCAATGCAGACAATACCTTCGGGGAGGGATTTGACTGGGAAACAGCACCTTGGTATTCAGTAGAAGGTCTTCAAGATATTGCAAACCTTCACGATGATGTGTTAGAATCAGGGCATCAATACACTATGGAAGCACTCCAAGATGGAACTAATTAAATCTGATGATCCTCAATACTTTGAGGTAACTTCTGATGGTTTATATGACCGCCATCAATATAAAATTGTAAGTAAAGGTGGTGATGCGATTGTTGTGGATGATTGGGAATCTGCAAGGTCGGTGTGGTTTAGCAGAGCACCATTTCTTTCACACGTTGAAGTCTTAGATAGAAAAAAAGAGAGTAAGGGTTTCAAATGAGTGTTCAGTTTCGTAAGCATAGGGTATTTCGTGAGACACCCGCAGTTGTATTCTATGATATTTCAGTAGATGATTCAAACGCATCTGATCTTGTGGTACACGAAGGACCAGCAGTTTCACCACCAGACGATGCAATCGGTGCAAAACAGTTCTACATCCACCATCATCAAGTGGACCATAATCGTGTCCTCTCAGGTGAAAGAACGTTTGAACTTGTGAACTTTGATTGGAAGTTTCCTTACCACATTGTTCATATGAATCGTAAGAGTGGAGCGTTGGTAGTTCCTGTCGGAACTTATCATCGTAGCATCTCAGGTTCTGATGGTTCGATTGTAATCAATCAGGCAGTTCGTGACGATGAGTTTAACCCAGACACAGAATTTATTCCTGTTAGTGCTGGTAACAATCCAGAACTTTATCGGGTTCTGATTCATGAACAACCTGTAATCCACGATATAGGAGAGTAACTATGCACGACTTTCTAGACAATCTAGGTGCTCAACAGTATGAAAAATTGATGGAGAAAAATGCCACCAAGGAAGAAATCACCAACACCTGCGAAGAAACCTTCGGCAAAGAAAAGTGCCACGAGGAAACCTACTACAATTCCGAAAGCGAAGGAAAAGACTTCAAAGACAACTTCTACGCGCCAGAAGAGTACGGCACCTGGCAAACCCAAAGCAAAGAAAACAACAACTAGGAAAAAACCTGAACCCAAACCTACATTCAAGAGAAAGAAACTTTCGATTGAAGAACTACATCCATTCTCAGAATTTCCTTTTAGATTAGAATATCAAGATGGAAAAGACCAACGAATCTGTCACTTCCAATGCGAAGATCACAGAGACAAACACATCGCCAGATACAAACTTAGAAAAGGAAGTTACATCATCGACAACTTTACCTAAGGATCCTATCATTCCATCTCTTATGTTTCTTGGGGTTATACTTGCCACATTGAGTGTTATTGTGCTAGGATACTTCAAAGGTAACATGCATTTGCTTACCACACTTAAAAACGCTAGGGAGTTTTATTCATGACTACCAGACAATTTGTATCTACCAAGGGTGATACTTGGGAGTGGGAAGAAACCCCAGAAGTTGCTGCTGCTATTGCACAACTTCATAAGACAACTAAAGACACTGAACGTCGAATTGCAAACCTTAATCTGAAACGACCTCATGAAAGACAAGTCAATAACGGTTGAAGACTACGAAAAGTATAGTGGAGAGTTTTTCGACAAATACTTTTACGTTGCAAAACAACTAGGTGAAGGTGCAAAAGCAGAGGACATTCTAAAAATTATGGAATCTCTTGGTGCCGTTGTTATGAAGAAAAGATCAGAAGAAGAGGGTAAGGTTGGACCTTTCGGTTTCATTCGTGACCAACTTAATGAAGATGGAGCACCCGTAATTGATGCTCCTGAAAATGCACCACCAGGAACAGTCGCAATCAAAACTAATGGACAATGGGCAGCATATGAACTCTGAAACTAATCAATCCAAAGAACATCCAGAAATCGCAGAAGTTGATTGGATTGATGATGCCTTCTATGTTGAACAAACTAGGTTTATGTGGAAGAGTGTTCGCAAAGACACAGGTAAAGACTTTCTTTTTGGTATGACAAAAGAGATTGTTATTGATATGTCACGTTGGCATCTTAAATGTGAACAAGAGGGAACACTAGAACAATACACCCGTGTTGTTAATAATGGCGTAGTTGGTGGTAAGTTGTGATTCGTAATTTTCACATATGGTTGTGGGGGATGGTGATGGAACTCGAGGATATGTTGTATCCCTGGAAGACATCAACGCCCCCATCTTGGGCAATCGAGAGACACAATCTTCCCGATCATCATGATGATGAGTTAGATGAAATCATTTACAAAGAGTGGATTAGAGCACACGATGACAAGATCGGTCGCTTACAAAGTGAGATGATTTTAGTTCAACGTGAGATACATAAACTTCGAGAAGAGTTAAACCAATGTACGAAGAACTAAATTGTTTTGAGGAAGCATTGAAACACTTTGGCACCAGAGTGGAAGTAATCACTGCTATGGAAATGTCTAGGAGAATATCTCCTGAGGACGCATATCAGATGATCAAAGATGAACTCAAAGAAGTAAAAAAATGTCGTAAACAATTCAACAAAAATGGATGCTGATGATGGTTTGAAAATCACTCAAAATGAGGATAATACTTTCACTCTCGAATGGGATAAAGAAGATCCTAAATGGAGTTTTCTTAATGGATTGACAAGTAAAGAAATCACTGCTATTATTGAACAAGCAGTCCTAATGGATAAAAATGAATCTCTATCAGAAGGTTGAAAGAGTAATTCAGGAACACATCAACGAGCATCAATCAGAAGTTCGTAAAGGTAAAGAACTGATGACTAAACTAGATGTTGCTCGATGCAATAGTCCAGCAGAAGATTATTCTTACGATCTTACAGCAACTGGTGAAAAAATGCCAGTAAATAATGGACTAGAAAGAAAATCTATTTACTATTACGATTATACTCGTAACGATCCAACTAGAACAAATCCATTTGAAATACCAGATTATACAGAACTTTAATGGCACTATCAAGACAAACACTAGATCATATTGAGGAAGCAGAATCACACATTCGTGCTGCAATTAAGTCTGCTGCGATGAATGAAACTCCAATGGTTGTTAAACAACTTGCTGGGTTACTTATGGATATGGAACAAACTAAAAAGTTCGACGAGATTATGGATCTTCTAGAAAATCGTGAGGATGGAAGTAGTGGTAAATTCGGTCCATTTTTCACTGATGATTGAGTTTTATGAACTAATCCCAAAGAAAAGATTAAGTTCATAACTAATTTTATGCGGAAACGCTAAAATACTACAAAACAAGGTAATTCCTATGACTCTTCCATCTGACGGCAGAAAACTTGATGAAAATGAGGTTTCTAGCATTGAAAATGCTGTAAAAGAAGCAGGTATTCAACAAATTCACCCCGATAAAATGGAAGCGTTCGCTGATGAGTTGGTTTCAAGACTTAAGGGTGCTGGTAAACATTGGAGAACTTGCAATCCTATGGATGACTGACTAAAATAAATAAGTTCATCATACTACAAACAACCCAATGGAAAGCGTAGAAAAGCATATTGAGGTTGATAAGAAGATTTTAGAAGATCCTACTACCAACCCTCAACAACGTCGCCACATTGAAAGCGAACTTCACGATTTAGAAGACTGGGTAGAACATCACAAAGAAGAAATTGAAGCGGGTGATCATCATGATCCATCTCCACTTGAATTATATTGTGATCAAGAACCTGGCGCACCTGAGTGTAAGATTCACGACAACTGATGTGACAGTCAGATAAGTGGCACAGACCCCTTGACAGGGGTCTTTTTTTGTGCGATATTAAGAGAGTCAAGGGGAGACCCAAGACAACACATCGAGAGGTAAATCAAATGTGTCTCCTTCCGCGAGACCGCCTCTCTAACACTTCTTTCTTAATCATGGGAACTCGTTCACTGATCGGCAAGCAACTCAACGATGGTAGCATCCTTGCCGTCTATTGCCATTATGATGGTTATCCTGAGTACAATGGTCGGATGCTTCGTGATCACTTTGATACCGATGAAAAGGTCAACAAACTGATCGACGGCGGTGATATGTCTTGCACCTGGACAAATGCAGGATGGAACAATGAAACCCTCCCTGAATCTGGTCCTCTTCATTATACCGCTCGCGGTGAATCTTTGGAGAGTAATGCACCACAACTCTACAAAGATTTGAATGAGTTTCTGTGTGCTGCTGACGACAATTATGGTGCAGAATATACCTATCACTACACAAGTGCAGGATGGGTCTGTCACGATGTTCGCCCGAATCCTTACACTAAGAACAACGTGATGGAAGTTCCCATCCCCGCTGGGACAGTTGGATAAGTGGCACACGGGGACGCTCAGGCGTCCCTTCTTGCCCTTACAATACGTTCATACGCAACAAACCAATGCGCTCCACCTTCTCTGACTACTGCGCCACTCAGGACGCTCGCAACACCATTCAACTCAACGTTCGCAAATATACGTTGATGCTGTGTGATGCTCTCCTGATGGATTTTCAGCGCAGGGGACACACTCTCGACTACAAGTTCTACATTGAAAGTGGTAGGAAGTACCACAAAGTTATCATGGAATGTGAGGATGGTGCTCGCAGTGTTCACGCTTTCGTTGATAAGAAGACGGGTGAAGTTTACAAACCCGCATCATTCAAAGCACCTGCAAAGATTGTTCGCTACAATCTTCTCGAGATCAATTCCCGTGAAGAGTGTTTCGCTCGCGCAGATTGGGCAGGTTCTTATCTCTACATTCGCTGATTATTATGACTTTTTCAAAACGCCAACTGAAAAAAGCAGCAACTTATTCCGTAGTTGTTGCTTTGATTCTTCCTCTTATTTCAGGAGTATTGTTTCTTGCATCACTTGCACCCGCACCTTTTGGTTTCGGATTGTTGATGGGATTGCTTAGTTTTCCATTTTTTACATATGCTTTCCGATGACAATTTCTGATCTTCAAATGCTGGTATTACTTTTGATGCCAGCAATGTTGATGTCTGTTCTCATTCTTTGGACATTTGCGGCAGGTGGATGATTAAAAAACCGTCGATATATTTGGTTAGGTTGAAACCTGATGCCAAGATGACACCTAACCATTATGGTCATCGCTATTTTCATAGTAAGGCAGAATTGAAAACTTGGATGAAAGATAATGAGAGTAAAGTTCATGACATCTCTCTTGCAAAATGGGAGGAAGTAGATGACTTCAACTCATAAACTTATCTTCGTTGGTTCATTCATTTGGTTTCTACATTGGGGTCAATGTCTTACATCACTCATTCTGGATACGGTTATTCTGAAGAACTCTGTGAGAATGTTACCTCTTGGTTTTTGAATAACTTCTTTCCACGTCACATAATTGATGTGGAGATTGTTCATCGTGACTTAAAAGAGGAACATGTTCGTGGTTATTGTGATGTTTCATCATATGCGAATACTTATCGCCCCCGTGACTTTCTCATTGAACTTGATACTTACATGACTAAGGAGTTGTATATAAAAACTCTTTTTCATGAACTGACCCACCTGGCGCAGTGGATCCGTGGTTCACTGCGTCATCGTTATGGAAAATTGTGTTATTGTAAAACACCAGTAGAAAATTGGGACTATTGGCATCAACCACACGAAATTGAAGCACGAGAGGAAGAAGAAAGATTATATAATTGGTGGTTAAATGATACTTTGAGTGTGCCAGATCAGGAAGTGGCACAAGGGTTCGCCAACCGCCTCTGTCGTGCTTTATGATTACAAAGTAATCGACAGACACCGATGACCACTCCCGAAGCACGCTACCAGGCACTCTACGAGGAGATGTATGCCCTCTGCGAGAACAATGGATGGGGTGATCCCTTCTCCTACGCTCGCTCCCGTGAGATCCATATGGCGGGGATTCTGGGTCACCGTATCGCGGATGATTATAGTGGTGCAGATGCTTTCGATGAAGATGGTGGATGTGAGTATAAATCTACCATTGCAAATTCTATCAATGCAACGTATAATGGTATTAGTGTTCAAGATACTTGGGAAGAACAAGAACGCTATTTGATTGAAGATAAGATTGGTAAGTATAAGAATCACTATTATGCACGTTATGATGGTGGTGTGATTGCAGAAGTGTGGAAACTTGATTGTGATGATGTTCTTGCAATTCTTCTTCCTAAGTGTAAGAAACAGTATCCCCAGAAAAAGAACGGTAACGCAAAAGATCCCCGCATCGGTGTTACTATCTCTAAGAAAGAAATCTATGCAGTTGGTAAGTGTATCATTGGTTGAATTATGATTGATAGTAAAGAACTGATGTATTCTGGAGGTAACAATGATGAGTGTTATACTCCAGATTATGGTGTCACTCCCATCCTGAAATATATCCCTCAGGATGCAAAAGTTTGGTGTCCATTTGATAAGGCAGAGAGTGAATTTGTAAAGCAAATCTCACAGACTCATAGTGTTGAATACTCTCACATTGATGATGGAAAAGATTTTTTCACCTATGAACCTTTTCATTGGGATGTAATCGTATCGAATCCACCATTCACAAATAAGCGTAAGTTTTTCGAGCGGGCGTTATCATTTAACAAACCATTTGCGTTGATTATGACTAACACTTGGTTGAATGATTCTGCTCCTAAACAGTTATTCAAGGAGAAAGATCTGCAACTGTTGATGTTTGACAAGCGGATGAAGTTTCACTCTCCTGATGGTAGACCAAACGATAAAATCACATTCAGTAGTAGTTACTATTGCTGGAACTTTCTACCAAAACAAATCATTATGGAGGAGTTGAGTGTGCCACCTCGTAAAGTGTCACAGCGCACCGAATCTAAGGCACGTTTGCCTGTATGATTACAAAGTAATCAACAGAGACCAATGATCACCAACAAAGCATACATGATCAACATCATGAAAAATTGCGATGGTGCTGACACTCTCACCCGTGAAGAAAAGTTTCAAGTCTTCTGCAATGTTTGCGACAATATGCTAAAGGAAGGCAGGGTAAGCAAGGAGACCCACAAGCGGTGGACAGAGATCTGGTGACAGTTCGGGAAGTGGCACAACACCACTTCCCTTGATCCCTTTTTGCCCTATTATTAGTTCAGTTCAAACAAAGGCAATGCAAGTCACCAGCAAGCGTCACTCCATGGTTGTTGAGTTCCGTCCTCACTCCATCCTGACTGATAAATTTGTCTACACCTTGAAATTCAAGGGTGAGACACAATCCATGCGCCTTATGAACCGTAAGGAGATGGTGGAGACCGTCAACGCCCGTCTGGATCTGCATGGTTACACTGTGACCGACTTCCTGACAGAACCTCAGCAGTATATGCCTGCTGCCTGCTGAACCAGTTCAAAGGGTGGCACACCGCCACCCACAGAACCCTTCCTGATCCCCTATACTAACTTCAGTTCAAACAAACCGATGGACACCGAACTTTTCCAAGAGATCAACGACATGCCTGCTGAGATCTTTGACATCCCTGAGATGCAGCAGGATGACCGTTTCGATGTGGAAGCATACCTGAACGGAGACACAGACTACTGAGCAGTGTGCCACTTAGGGAACTGACCACGGTTCCCTCCACTGCCCTCCCTGATCCCTTATACTGAACACAGTTCAGACAACCGCAATGGAAACCTTCCTCGAAACCTCTTTCCAGAACGTTCGTTCCTCCAAGCGCACTGATGAGTTCCACAATGAACTTCTGAATGAAGTTCTGAACGCTAATCATGATTGGGCGGAGTACGATTGGAAGTTTGAGTATCAACTTCCCGTGGATGGATTCGGTGGCACTTTTGACATCGACATTGCAGGATTTGATTCTGAGGGTAACTTGAAAGTTGCTATTCTGGGTAAGGCAATCAACTCCAACGTGAACAAAAATATCAAGAACTACGCTAATACTTCGATTGGTGAAGCAGCACGGATCATGTTTGCTCCTGGTGTAGAAATGGAGAAAGTTCTGTTTGTTACTGTTCTCCCTCGTATTGCACCACGTTTCAACAACAAAAAGCAGGTTGTTGGATTCGATGATGTTATCAGTGCTAAGAATCGCACCAAGATCAATGAGATCCTGGATGCACAATATGATGGAGTTGTTGAAGCAATCGATCTGTTTTTCGACATCGAAGATGTAAAGAACCTCACCAACTTTGATGTTATTGAAGTTGCTAACCTGGACACCATCACCCTGTGACACCTGGATGGGTGGCACACTGCCACCCACAGCACCCGCCCTGATCCCTTATACTAACTTCAGTTCAAACAAACCAATGACCAACCTTTACTACGTTGCCTGCCCTGCTCTCGGTGAGAGTGAGGAGATGACCGA